GATTATGGAAAAATGTATTAACGCTAAATTTAGGATAGGAACTACTGGAACATTAGATGGAACTCAAACACATCAGTTAGTATTAGAAGGTTTATTTGGTCCTGTTCATCGAGTCACTACTACAAAAGCATTAATGGATGCAGACGATTTAGCTAAACTTGAAATAGAAATATTATTGCTTAAGTATAAAGATGAGTATTGTCAGACTGTATCGAAAATGAAATATGCAGATGAATTGGATTTTATTGTAAGATATGAACCACGTAATAAATTCATTTCTAATCTTGCTGTAGATCTGAAAGGAAATACTTTAGTATTATTTCAATTCGTAGAAAAACATGGTAAACCATTGCACGATATACTAACGAAAAAGATCCAAGGGGATAGGAAGTTATTTTACGTAAGTGGTGAAACAGACGTCGACACGCGCGAGAATATTAGAGCTATCACTGAAAAAGAAGAAAATGCTATTATTGTAGCTTCTATTGGTGTATTCTCTACTGGAATTAATATTAAAAAGTTACATAATATCATATTTGCATCTCCATCTAAATCACAAATAAGAGTACTACAAAGTATAGGTAGAGGTCTACGTAAGAGTGGGGATGATATAAATACTACTGTATACGATATTGCAGATGATTTGCATTGGAAGACGAATAAGAACTATACGTTGAATCATGCAGGAGAAAGAATATCGATATATAGTAAAGAGAAGTTTACATACACAATACACGAGATAAAAATATGAATTCAGAAGAATTAAATATTAGACATTTTAAATTGATAAATGGTGAAGAGATCGTAGCATTGGTACATAATAAAGATGATAAATTTGTTGCTATTGAAAGACCTATGAAAATATTGCAAAATATGTTTGGTGGATATCAATTAGCTCCTTGGTTTGTATTTTCGAATCAAAAAATGTTTGCGTTACATCAAAATCAAGTATTACATTCATGTATTGTAGATGATAACTTTAAAGATACTTACATTAAAGTATCGACAGATGTTCAAGTTCCGACTCTTAGGGCCGATCCAGGCGATATGGTTGAAGATCTTGAAACATCTGAAATGCTAGACGAATTAGATGATATCGTCCGGGAAACTGAAAAGAAAGATCGAATATTGCATTAATAATAGTATCCTCCTCTGCTCGAAGGCCTCTATTATTATACCATATTTTTAGACAAAAGTACATGCTTTTTTTACTTTTTTTTCATTTAATTTAACTATGTACAATAGCTTAAAAGTGTGGTATAATATACCCTAATAAGCTAAAAATGGAGATTATATTATGGCTGATCCTAAAAAGAAAGCACATTATATCAATAACAAAGAATTCTCATTGGCAGTAGTCGATTATGTTACGAGCGCTAATGAGGCAAAAAAGAAAGGAAAAAACGTTCCTATAGTTACTGATTATGTAGCACAATGCTTTCTAAAAATCGCAGAAGGACTATCGCATAGACCAAATTTTGTTCGATATACGTATCGAGAAGAGATGGTTATGGACGCAGTAGAAAACTGTTTAAGAGCAATCAATAATTACAATATTGAAACTGCTACAAGAACAGGTAAACCAAATGCCTTTTCATACTTTACTCAAATATGTTATTTCGCTTTTATTCGAAGAATAGCAAAAGAGAAAAAGCAACAAGATATTAAGTTTAGATTCATCGAAAAGATGGGTATTGAAGACTTTACTCAAATGGGTATGGATGATGAAGGTGCACAACAAACTATGGCATATGTAGATACTCTTAGACAAAGAATGTCAAAAGTAAGAGATACTGATAAAGCTATTAAGGAATTTGCAAAGGAAGAAAAAAAGAAACTAGAGAAACTAGAATTATTTATGTTATGAAGAAATTATCGAGCTCCCAAAAAAAGAGATGGAATAAACTATCTAAACGAAGACATCAGAAAGAATTAAAAAGAATCCCGCATCGTAAGATTATTATGAATGCTATGAAAAAGATTAATAGTATTCAAAGACAATTAGAACGAATACACTATCTACGGGCTAAACAGCAATGAAAGTAGCAATATTAAATGACACTCATTGTGGTGTTAGGAATTCCTCTGACATTTTTTTAAATTATCAAGAACGATTTTACAAAGAAATATTCTTTCCATATTGTAAAGAAAATAGTATTACACAAGTATTACACTTAGGAGATTACTATGAACATCGTAAGTTTGTAAATTTTAAAGCATTACAAGCTAATCGTAAACACTTCTTAGAACCACTAAGAGATCTCAATATGACTATGGATATTATTCCTGGTAATCATGATGTTTACTTTAAAAATACAAATGAACTATGTAGTTTAAAAGAACTTTTAGGATATTTTACATCAAATGTTAATATTATAATGAAACCTAAAGTTTTAGACTATGATGGTTGTAAAGTTGCAGTTGTACCTTGGATAAACAATTCAAACTATAACGAATATACTCAATTTCTTTCTCAGTGTAAAGCCAACATCGTTGGTGCGCATTTAGAATTAAAAGGATTCGATATGATGCCTGGAATGCCAAATCCTCATGGAATGGATTCTGATATCTTCAATCGATTCGAAATGGTATTATCAGGACATTTCCATACTAAATCAAATAGAGGTCCAATACATTATTTAGGATCTCAAATGGAATTTACGTGGGCAGATGTTGATGATCCAAAATACTTTCATGTATTAGATACTGAAACAAGAGAACTTACGCCAGTAAGAAATCCAATTACGATCTTTAAAAAGTTTGTATATGATGATGAAAAGATAGACTATAATAAAGTTGATATTAAACAATTTGAACATAAGTTTGTAAAATTCATTGTAGTAAATAAAAACGATTTGTATATGTTTGATAGGTTTATAGATAAACTACAAAATATACAAACATACGAATTAAAGATCGCAGAAAACTTCGAAGAGTTTTTAGGAGATAACGTAGACGATGAATCGGTGAATTCTATGGAAGATACAACAGAATTGTTAGACTCTTACGTAGAAGCAGTTGATACTGACTTAGATAAAGACCATATAAAAATAAAATTAAGAGAGCTATATACTGAAGCTCAAAATCAAGATATATTATGATAGACTTTAAATCATGTAAGTGGAAGAATTTTCTATCCACTGGAAACGACTTTACAAAAATACAATTAAATAGATCACCAACAACACTCATAGTAGGTGCAAATGGCGCAGGTAAATCTACCTTATTAGATGCCATTTCTTTTGGACTATTTGGCAAACCTCATAGAGATATTAAAAAGGACCAAATGATCAATAGTATTAATAAGAAAGGTACGGTTGTAGAAGTAGAATTTAATGTGGGTGGCCAAGAATTTAGAGTTCATAGATCAATAAAGCCAAATAAGTTTGAAATATATCAAAATGGACATCAAATTAATCAAGCATCAAACGCGAGAGATCATCAAAAATTCCTTGAGCAAAATATCCTTAAACTAAATCACAAGAGTTTTCACCAAGTGGTGGTTTTAGGATCTTCAAGCTTTATTCCGTTTATGCAATTACCTGCATGGACTCGAAGAGAAGTAATTGAAGATTTATTAGACATTAATATATTCTCTAAAATGAATGGTTTATTAAGAGAAAGAAATACTAAAATCAAAGAAGAAATAGTTGATATTACTCATCATTTAGAATTACTCAAAACAAAACAAACAGCTCAAACTAAATATATTAAAGATTTGCAAGGTATCAATAAAGATATGATCGATCAGAAGCACGAATCTATAATAACACATAAAAACGATATTGCAGCATTCTTTGAAGAATCTAGAGAGTTAGGTAAAAAATTAACAACTGAAATGAAAGCAGCTCAAGCTGCAAACAATAAACATTCAGAGGCTATTAGTCAACTTAATGCTAAAGATTACCAAACACAAAGTCAAATTAAAGAATTAGTACAAGAAGCAAGGTTTTATGAAGAAAATGATAATTGTCCTACATGTGATCAAGTGATAGATCAAGCTAAGAAAGATCAGAAACTGTCAGAATTAAGCGAAAAAGCTTCTGGAATGCAAAAAGGCATGGACATTTTAAAGAAAGAGCTACAAGCATCTGAGCACGACCTACAAGTAACGAAAGATCAAATGGCTAAATTACAAGAAAGACAAACTAAAATTAATTCGAATAATGATGCTGTTGCTTTATTACAAAAAGAAATAGATAAGATACAATCAGAGATTAATACACTATCTTCCCAAAGTGGTGATGTTAAAGCAGCTAAGAAAGATTTAGAAAAACTAAGAAAAGATAAAGATAAATCTACAGAACGTAAATTAGAATACGTTGAAGAAAGAACATATAACGAAGTTATTGGTGAAATGCTTAAAGATACTGGAATTAAAACAAAGGTAATTAAACAATATTTACCTGTTATGAATAGATTAATTAATAACTATTTACAAGTATTAGATTTCTTTGTAGCATTTCATTTAGATGAATCTTTTAATGAAACTATTAGATCTCGCCATCGCGATACATTTAATTATGCATCATTTTCAGAAGGGGAGAAGCAACGTATAGACTTAGCTTTGCTCTTTACATGGCGCCAGATCGCTAAAATGAAAAACAGTGCAAGTAGCAATTTACTGATCCTAGATGAGACTTTTGACTCAAGTTTAGACGTAGATGGCATCGATAATCTCACCAAGATACTAAATACGCTCGAGGAAGGCACAAATGTGTTCATTATATCGCATAAAGGTGACATTTTAGAGAATAAGTTCAGAAATAAGATAGAATTCTATAAAGATAGGAACTTCTCAAAGATTAAATAGTAAAAACAGCGCTGGTGTGCACCATTGCGTATAACTGCCTTCGAAGTAAATTTTAAACGCACACCCGCTCACGGAAGAATCCAAGCAGGGCTTCATTCTTCCAAAAACAGCTTATTTTAGCTACTGTAGCTCAGTTGGCAGAGCAGCTGATTTGTAATCAGCAGGTCGTCAGTTCGAATCTGACCAGTAGCTCCAGCTGTGACACACTATGTCACATTAATTCGTTTATTTTCGCTAAAAACATGTACATTCCCGGCCCACAGTGTATAATATCCTTATATTAAACAATAAAACACGTAAGGAGTGAATATGAAATATAATGAAATACTAAAAATGCCACAAGAAGCAGTTAATGAAGGAGTTGGTTATTCTGAAGATAAGATCAAAAGCTTTGTAGAAGGTTTAGGTTGGAGATTAGCACCAGTTCAAGGAGCTTATCAAAAGTATTGGTTTACCAGAAAAGTTGAAGATGGAAAATCTTATGAACTTATGAATGGTTCAAGGTATTACAAATTAGTAATTAATCATCAAGATTTTGGTATCGAATGTGGTGGTGACTATAACGGTTGGTCATTCGCAGCAGAATTAAGAACAGAAATTAAAGCAGCTAGACAAAAGGCTGCTTAATTGCAATTATTTTTAGGGGGCCCTATGTACTTTCCCGGCCCATATGGTATAATATACCCTATAAACAAATCAAAGTAAGGAGTGATTTTGGAACAAAATAAAACATTAGTTAAACTACTCGCAAAAGAGAATATTACTATACAACATGGTAATTATAACACTGCGTGGTTTGATATTAAAAATAGAACATTAGGTCTACCTATGTGGGCAGATAATGGTAAAGATGTTTATGATCTACTATGTGGACATGAAGTTGGACATGCATTATATACTCCATTCGAAGGTTGGCACGATTCTCCTGAAAAATTAAAAGGTGCTCCAAGATCTTATATCAATGTAGTCGAAGATGCTCGTATCGAAAGAAAAGTTAGAAACGAATATCCTGGACTTGTTGGTCCTTTCTTAAGAGGATATAAGAAGCTTGCTGATGATGAATTTTTTGGAGATCTTGAAGATTTAGATTTTGATAATATCAAACTTATCGATAAAATCAATCTTAAAGCAAAATTAGGATCTGGAATTGATGTTCCTTTTAATAGTGAAGAAAAAGCTTTCTTTGACAGAGCAATGACAAACGAAACATTCGCAGAAGTTGTTGAACTTTGTAAAGAAATACTTGCTTACACGAAAGAAAATCAATCAGAACTATTAGAACCACCAAAAATGCCAGAACTTCCTGAGGATATGCCTCCTTTCTCTGATGAGCAAGAAGACGAGCAACAACCACCTCAAGGTCATGATGATATGGAAGCTCAAGAGTCTGAAGAGACTGAATCTGAAGAGCAATCTCAAGGTGGTGCAGAAGAAGGTGAAGATGATGCTAAACAAGAGTCAAATGGAGACGATGATAGTGAAGAAAAAGGTGAAGAAGATACTTCATCAAAATCTGAAGTTTCTGCAAATCCTGAAGAAATTCAAAGTGAAGAAGATGTATCTATTACAGACGAAATCTTTAGAGATAAAGAATGTGGTTTAGTACAAACTTCTTCAGATGGTACACAAACTTTACATTGTAATGGAACAACTAAAGATATAATAGATTTATGTGTTATTGATCATAAAAGATTAGCTAAAGAAAGATTAGAACAACAAGCAAAATGGAAAGATGAAGTAGTACAATTTGAAAATACTAAAGACGATTTTGATCAATACTTAAAAACAAGTAGAAAAAATGTCAATTATGCAGTAAAAGAATTTGAAATGAGAAAAGCTGCACATCAATGGCAAAGAGCAACTACTGCAAAAAGTGGTTCTTTAGATGTCAATAAAGTACATTCATATAAGTATAATGAAGATATTTTTGCACGAGTAACTTCTCTTGCTGATTCTAAAAATCATGGAATGATAATGTTGATCGATTATAGTGGATCAATGAGTTATTCAATGCCAGGAGTGCTTGATCAATTAATGCACTTAGTTCAGTTTTGTAAAGCAATTAATATACCTTTTGAAGTATATGCATTTACTACTGGAAATACAGCATTTCAAGATACTTACGATAAAGAAAATGATAGAATGATATCAAATCCAAATCTAAAACTATTCAAAGATGCATCTTTAAGTATGGACAATCTTTCAATGCCTCTTCTCGTGTCATCTGATCTTAAAAAAGCAGAATTCAAAGTAGCAATGCATAATTTGTATATCAAAATGAATTCAACATATTACTATGACTCTGAGATAATTGCTTCTAAAAACGAACAATATGGATCTACTCCTCTTAATCAAGCTTTAGTCGTATCACACACATTAATTAAAAAGTTTAAAGCTAAACATAATATTGAGAAAATGAACTTTGTATGTTTATCTGATGGTGATACAAATACGATGCACGTTTATCATGATAGAAAACTACAAGACAAAAAAGCAGACATTAAAGGCACATATAGTGGACAAATGAATATTGTTTTAGATGGAAAACTTGTATCATTAGAAGATCGTGGAAAAAGAGCAACTAAAAACTTATTAGAAAATATTAAGAAAAGGTATAATACAACTAACTTAGGTTTCTTTATGGCAGATGATAATCGTCATTTTCATAATAGAATTTATTCAGCGATGTCTGATCAACAAAAGAATGATAACGATTTTATTGATTTCTATTCTGAAGAGTGGGATAAAGTTAAAAAAGAAAATCAATCAGAATATCGTAAAAACAAATGTGTTGTAAAAGAAAATGCATTAGGTTATGATGAGTTTTATGTAATTAAAAATGGTAAAACATTAAATACGGATGCTGATAATCTTTTAGATGATCTACAAGATGATGCATCTAAAGGTGTAATTGGTAATGCATTCAAAAAAATGTCAAAATCAAAGAAAACAAATAAAGTATTATTAACAAGATTTGGAAAGGCAGTTGCTTAAAAAAGTGAAAATAATCACAAAAAAGCATGTACTTTCCCGGTGGGTGTGGTATAATATACCCTATATAAAAAATAAAACACTGTAAGGAGTGACTACATTATGAATATAATTGAAACGTTGAAGCCATCAACTCAAAATATCGCAAAAGAATTAGCAACTAGATTTCCTAATCAAAAGGAATTTAGAACTGCTACTATTATAGAAACAGCAAAATCTTTAGGTTATCGTTATGGTGATTGGAAAGATTTAATTTCTGCTGAATATAGAATTAGACGTGGAACGTTTGATCTAGCAGGAATTGTGGTTGCACTCGAACCAGAAACAACAACAGTGGATCTTCCAAATAGTGTTGTAGGTATGCAATCAATCGTTAATGAAGAGAAAAACTATGCAGATATTGATCCTTCATTCGTAGCTTGGGGAGCTTTCTCAGATATTAAGAAAATTCTTCAATCTAATATGTTTTATCCAACTTACATAAGTGGTTTATCAGGAAATGGTAAAACATTTATGATTGAACAAGCTTGTGCTAAACTCAAAAGAGAGTTCATAAGAGTTCAAATTAATCCTGAAACTGATGAAGATGATTTAATCGGTGGTTTCAGATTGGTTAATGGAGAAACAGTTTTCTCAAAAGGTCCAGTGCTAAAAGCAATGGAAAATGGAGCTATCTTACTTCTTGACGAAATCGATAGAGCGACTAATAAAATTATGTGTTTACAAGGTATACTTGAAGGAAAACCTGTTCTTGTTAAGAAAACTGGTGAGATTGTTAAACCTAAAGCAGGTTTTAACGTGATTGCCACAGCAAACACAAAAGGTAAAGGTTCCGAAGATGGAAGATTTACTGCAGCAACTATCATCGATGAAGCTTTCTTAGAAAGATTTACGATCTCAGTTGATCAACAATTTCCTTCAATCGCAATTGAGAAAAAGATTGTGACTAATCACTTCAACAAATTTGGAGTTGAAATGACTGAAGATACTACTGAATTCACTCAACATTTAGTGAATTGGGCAGATATTATCAGAAAAACATTCTATGATGATGGTGTAGATGAAGTTATTTCAACAAGAAGACTTTGTCACATTGTTCAAACATACTCGATCTTTAACGATAGAATGAAAGCAATTGATTTATGTATCGCAAGATTTGACGATGACACTAAAGAAGCTTTCTTAGATCTTTACAGTAAAGTTGATGCAGGAGTTTCATTCGATACTCCTGAAGATGATGGAACTGTAAACGAAGATGGAGATTCATATGTCTAAAAACATACAATATAAATTTAACGAAGGTGAGCTTTGCAAAGAGCTCGCTAAATATATCGATGGTACTTATGCACAGCACTATTCGAAAAACAAGTTTCAAGCCACAGAATTTATACTTGACTCAGGTCATGGTGAAGGATTTTGTATTGGAAACATATTGAAGTACGCACAACGATATGGAAAAAAAGATGGTTACAATCGTAATGACTTATTAAAAGTCTTACACTATGCAATCATCGCATTGAACGTTCACGATATTGAACATAACTAAAATAGGATAAATTATGAATATTTCTAATGATACCATAAAGGTATTAAAAAACTTTGCGACTATCAATCCCAATATTGTAGTAAAACCAGGACAAAGACTTGCCACAATTGCAGATGCTAAAAACATTCTTGCAAGTGCAAATATTGTTGAGGATTTTCCACAAGAATTTGGCATATATGATCTTAATGAATTCTTATCTGTGTATGGTCTTATAGACGATGCATCGTTAGATTTTAAAGATAATAGTGTTTCCATTGATAACGCAACAAGTAATATTAATTACTATTTTTCAGAACCAGAGATACTAACATCTCCTGAAAAAGAAATCACTATGCCAGATCCTGAATTTCAGATTGATCTGTCATTAGAAACATTAAACCAATTAAGGAAAGCATCAGCAGTTTTAGGACATACTGAACTTGCTATTATTGGTGACAATGGTACAATTACTGCATCTCTATTCGATTCTAAAGACAATACGTCAAATACGTATGGATGTGCTTTAGATGAAGGTAATGCGTGTACAAATGAATTTGAATTTGTCGTCAATATGGCAAATTTAAAATTACTAGAAGGTGACTATTCAGTTTCATTTTCTAGTAAAATGATTTCACATTGGCAAAATACTGACTATGACGTCAACTATTTTATTGCTTTGGAGAAATCAAGCAAATATGTTGTATAAATATATTTGTCTCCTCATAAATTATGAGGATAAGGTGGAAGATGCGAATTATCGGTCTTCCTTATTTAGTCTACTATCGATAGGAGAAAATTATGACTGATCAAGTAGAAAATCAAGCAGCAGAGCCTGTACAACTCTCGCTTCAAGACATCGCTACTATGGCGCAAATCGTAGATTTGTGTTCTAAAAGAGGTGCCTTTGAAGGTCAAGAACTGGAAGCAGTTGGTGGTCTTAGAAATAGGATCGTAGCATTTTTAGAAGCTAATCAACCTAAAGAAGGTGAAGAAGCTCCAGAAGGTGCAGTACCAGAAGCTGAAGAAGTTCCTGAAGTGGTTGAAGCAGAAGAAGCTTAATGACTTGATAGCCTATTTTGGGGGTGGCTCCCCCAACATTCTTTTAATTATATTATGGAGGTCCAAATGGATCGTAATGAAAAATCAAAACTTATTGAAGCCTTACTAAGAGGCACAGTCACTGTCACATTCGAAAAAATTAATGATGGTGGTATAAGAGTAATGCCATGTACTCTAAATCCAGTTGTACTGGAAGCAAATGGCGTCAAACCCACAATTTCAAATGTATCTTCAGATGCTGACGTGATGGCATGTTGGGCTCTTGATAAAAAAGCATGGAGATCATTTATATTTGATACGGTAGTCGGTTGGGAAGTGCTATGAACGAATTTTTATGGTGCGAGAAATATCGTCCACAACTAATTCAAGATGTTATATTACCTAAAAACATTAAAACAACATTCGAAGATATTGTTAACGGAGGTGAACTACACAATATGCTTCTTACTGGAACTCCAGGTTTAGGTAAAACAACTGTCGCAAAAGCACTTTGCAACGAATTAAAATTAGACTACTTACTTATAAATGGATCTGAAGAATCGGGAATTGATACTTTACGTACGAAGATAAAGCAATTTGCTTCGACGATATCATTACAGGGTGGATACAAGGTGGTAATATTAGATGAAGCAGACTATCTAAATCCCCAGTCCACCCAACCTGCATTAAGAGGATTCATCGAAGAATTCTCTGCTAACTGTAGGTTTATACTCACATGTAACTTTAAAAATCGTATAATTGAACCATTACATTCTCGATGTAGTGTAATAGAATTCAATCTTGCGAAGAAAGACATGCCACCGTTGTTAGCGGTGATGATGCAACGTATCGAATTTATACTTAACGAAGAAGGAGTTTCCTTCGAAAAACAAGTTTTAGCTGAATTAATAATGAAGCATATGCCAGATTGGCGTAGAGTTATTAACGAATTACAAAGATATAGCACATCTGGAACTATAGATAGTGGTATATTAGTACAATTATCAGATATCTCAATTGATAATTTAATGAGTGCTCTTAAAGATAAAAACTTTAAAGCAATGAGACAATGGGTAGCAGATAACATCGATACAGAACCTGCTGCAATGTTTAGAAAAGTATATGATAATATGGGAGATTACGTGGATCCACAATCGATTCCACAACTTGTATTAATCTTAGCGGATTATCAATACAAAAATGCCTTTGTTGCAGATCATGAACTTAATATAGTTGCATGTATGACTGAAATAATGGCAGGAGTAAAATTCAAATGAATGATGAAGAACAACTTAAACAAAATATAAAGGAATTACAAAAGCAATTACAACAAGCGTATATTCGTATTGGAGAACTGAATATGGAAATACAAGATCTTCAAAGATATAAAGATGCAGTTGATGATGGTAAGATCCTCATAAGAGAAGACGATGAATCCGTTTGAATTTATTAATGCTATAAACTATTCTAAAAAAGACGTGATGGTAGATGATCTCGTTGAGAAGGAATACAACTCATTTATCGTTAATAGATCACTATCTAACTTCTCTGATACTGTATTATATGCCAATGAAATGAATATAAATCATCATCTAGACGCGCGCCTTCAGTTCGATTTTTTTATAAATATAATCAAGAAGCGAAAAAGGTTTTCGAAGTGGAATAAAGCCACTGAAATAGAAAACTTAGAAATCATAAAAGAATATTATGGTTATAGCGATGACAAAGCTAAATCTGTATATAATTTATTGAATCATGAGCAAATTGAACAATTGAAAAAAAGGATTTATAAAGGTGGAAGAACTAAATAACGAAATACATCCGTGGACTCCTAGCGACATGTTAGAAGTTACATTGAATGAACCTGACGACTTTTTAAAGGTCAGAGAAACACTTACTCGTATCGGAGTAGCATCAAGAAAAGAAAATAAACTATTTCAATCTTGTCATATTTTACATAAACAAGGTAGATATTTTATTGTGCATTTTAAAGAATTATTTCTATTAGATGGAAAACCATCCAACTTAATAGAAAATGACGTACAACGTAGAAACACAATTTCTACATTGTTAGCAGATTGGGGATTGGTTACAATAATAAATCCCGAAGAAGCTAAGGATATCGCGCCATTAAGGCAGATAAAAGTAATTCCTTATAAAGATAAAAATCTTTGGGAATTATGTCCTAAATATAATATAGGTAATAGTCAAACTAAAGACTAAACTTGTATAAATATAAACGGTTGTCCAATTGGAGACCGAATAACTTGCTATAATTATAGGAGGAAACTAAAATGGTAAGAAATACAATGAACGTGCCGCGTTCACTCTTTATCGGGTTTGAGCCGATACTAAATGAACTTGAGAGAATACACTCAGCTGGAAGATCTCAAGATAACTATCCACCTCACAACGTAGTAAAGGTCGATGATGAAAATTTCATTATTGAGCTTGCAGTTGCGGGATTCTCGGAAGAGGATATTTCCGTCGAGGTTAAAGATGGTATTTTGCTAGTAAAAGCACAACAAGGTGAAGATACACGCGAATATGCACATAAAGGTATATCGTCCCGCAAATTTGAGAAGTCCTTCCGACTCTCTGAATTTGTCGTAATAGACGGTGCCGATCTTGTGAATGGAATACTGGTAGTGAATGCTAGAGTTGAAGTTCCAGAAGAGAGGCGTCCTAGGAAGATCAATATCGGGTCTACTGGGAAATCTAAGAAGAAAGAATTTATTTCCGAATAAAATCTCAATTGGCGAAAGTAACAGTAGATGGTAATAAAACTATTTACTGGAGTTAATTATGGGCTACATACGTAAGCACAAAGATGGCATCAGATCCGCAGTTGAGTTCATTGGCATACTAATCTTTACAATAGGATTAGCACCAGCCATGATCGCAGTTGCATCTATGAGCTATCTATAATCTTTTTTCTGCGGGGGGAATTAATTTTCCCCCCAATGAATTTAAACATGTACAAGTGATCTAATCTGTGGTATAATATACCCTGTGATATTAATAATGGAGTAAGCGAATCAAATTTTATACGAACATAAGTCGTTATGGCAATATGCTCTTATATCGTGGATATGAGAATGGCAAGCCAGTTAAACGTAAAATCAAATACGAACCTACGCTTTACGTAACAACACCAAAAGAATCTAATTACATTTCTTTAGATGGTAAAGCAGTCGCACCTGTCAAAATGCCAGATATGCGAGAAGCTAAAGCGTGGATACAAACAAATCAACATGTTGCTGGTCGACAAATCTATGGTAATATAAGACATATACCAGCATTCATTCAAGACGAATTTCCTGGTGATATTCAATTCGATCGTAACAATATTAACGTTACATCTATCGATATCGAAGTTGCATCAGATCAAGGTTTCCCAGAACCAGATCAAGCAATGCATGAAATCACCGCAATAACAATTAAAAATAATAAAGACAATACATATTACGTATGGGGTTGTGGAGACTATGATGTCACCAACTCTGTAATGCAGTCACATCGAGTGGTCTATAAAAAGTGTGAGTCGGAAGCCGCACTCCTTATTGATTTTATCACACATTGGTCTTCTGACTCACACTGTCCAGATGTAATTACTGGTTGGAACACTCGATTCTTTGATATCCCTTATCTCATAAATCGTACTATTCGAATATTAGACGATCATTGGGCTAAGAAATTCTCGCCATGGGGATTAGTAGATGCTCGTGATGTCACAATCATGCAGCGCAAGCAAACAACATATGAGATCCAAGGTATCTCACAAATGGACTATCTCGAACTATTCAAAAAGTTTGGTCATTCGTATGGTCCACAAGAATCGTATAAATTAGATCATATTGCAAATGTCGTATTAGGTGAACGTAAGTTATCTTATGACGAACATAGCGGTTTATTTGATCTATATAAATTCGACTATCAAAAATTCATTGATTACAACATAAAAGACGTAGAACTCGTCGATAGACTTGAAGACAAACTTGGTTTGATTACTCTTGCTGTTACAATGGCATATCGTGGTGGTGTGAATTATGGCGATACGTTTGGTACAACTGCAATATGGGATGCTATCATATTTCGAAATCTTATTGATCGAAACATAATTGTTCCATTCGCAGAAGATAAAATCAAATCAGCATATCCTGGTGGTTATGTTAAAGATCCACATGTTGGTATGCACAAAAACGTAGTTAGTTTCGATTTAAATTCACTATATCCTTCAATTATTATGCAATATAATATGTCTCCAGAAACTATTATTGATGGTAAAGTCAATCCCGCAATTACGGTTGATAGTATGTTATCGCAATCAGTTCGAGCAGCTCGAGTAGAAAAAGAATGTGTTGCGGCTGGTGGTCAATTCTTTCGTACAGATAAGAAAGGTATTTTACCAACAATTATCGAAGGTATGTATAATGAAAGGGTAAATATAAAGCGAGCAATGTTAAACGCTCAAGCAGAATTGCAAAAGGTAAACAAAGATGATAAACAAGAATTATATCGCATTGAACGAGATATTGCAATCAATGAAAACCAACAAATGGCTATTAAGCTACTACTTAACAGTCTTTATGGTGCTCTTGGTAATCGTTACTTTAGATTCTTCGATCAACGTATCGCAGAAGCAATTACTCTCACCGGACAACTTACGATTAGATGGTCCGAATTATCAATCAACAACTACCTCAATCGATTGTTCCAAAATGAAAGATCCAAAGACTATGTCCTTGCAATCGA